CACTATCACAGAACAATGGACGCATCAAATCCAGTTATGTCAGTAGACAGAGTCAAGCTAGCCAATCTCTCTCAGGAGATAGGAGTTCGAAGACGTCAGGACCTAGGTTACCTCGAGGAGCTCACCAAAACAGCGCAGAGGACGTACATATCAAGTGCGCCGACCCAGCCCGCCGACAACTACGAACGTTTTGTCAAGGCGGTGAAAGCGGCTGGGGCCGGAAAGAGCACTCAAAACGGACTTGGAGACGCAAATCTACGGTTCCTGCAGCCCCTGCCTCCCGTGGCAGTGGACCCCACCAAGCATGCAGGACGACAAATCCATCCTCCGACCACTCACATGGTCCGGGGTTTTGTGACAACAACCCGAACATTCAACACAGCCACCAGTTTCGACCCCGCCATAGCCCAGGGAATAGCCTCCCAAGTTCCTCATGAGGACATGTTGGAGGCCTATCAGAAATACACCCATTCGTACGGCACACCTCAAGGCTTCGTCAAACGTCTGGAGGAGCTGACAACACGACAGTGTCAGTCCCCACACGACGAACGCCAGGTGGCCGACAGGCTCGCCAAAATCCTCCCAGTGGACGACCTCAAGCTGCCGGACTGGAATGACATCGACGCTCTTCTTCTAAACGTCGATCTCACCCACTCCGCCTCAGCAGGGGCCCCCTACTGGAAGTCCAAGCGCGATGCCTACTACGAGTGCGTGGAAACGATTCTTCCCGAGGTCATGGACGCCTTTGGGTCAGATGATCCCTCAGCTCTTTTTGCGCTGGAGGACAAGCATCCAGAGTGGTTTCTATGCGAGGTCAAAAACAAACTTGACCGCTACGAAACCTCCAAACTCGACGACAAATGTAGGCCCTATGTGGCCCAGCCCATGCACCTGTCAATCCTCTTCTCGGCTGTGGTGCAGCCCTTCTGCAAGGCCCTCAAGCTCTGGGACACAGACAACACGTACAATGCGTACGGTATGTCTGCCATGAACGGAGGCCTGGACAGGCTCACCGCCAAGATAAGATCCAAACAGCTGCAGTGTGTGCAGGACGGAAAGACCCGCTACATGGTCGGATGCTATGGAGACGATGGAAAAATAATCCAGATCACTCCAACTGGCACGCTCAGCGTTGACCCTGACTTTCGTCAGATGGACGGATCCGTCGACTACAAAACAGTGCGAGGAGTAGCCCTCTACATGTACCGAGCCTTCTCCAGAAAATGGGGCCCACACCCATTCTGGAAGAACGTGCTCTCGTACATGGTTGAGATGGCCACAAACCCCCGTTTTCTTCTCGACGGAACCACAACCTACAGGAAAACCCAGAAAAATGGGATCCTATCCGGAGTTGTTGGCACAACACTCTTCGACACGGCCAAGGCTGCCCTAGCCTACAACGACATTGTGAGTATGCTCAAGATGGGCACTCACACCCTAGAAAACGGACAGCGAATCAAAAACTTCCTTCAAAACGCCCACGGTCTAGAGATCAAGGAGGGCACCTGGAACCCCGTCCGCATCGGTCTAGAGGAGCAGCTCGACATGGTGTCAGAGAACAAGTTTCTCGGCGTCATGTGGAGACGCATACCCCGAGACGACGGAAGTGAAACAGTGGTTCCTCATCTCCCCCTCGAGGACTGGCTGAGCCTGGCTCTCTCACCCCGGGACAATCCCGGAGACTCAAAAATGAGAGACCTCGCCAAGCTGAGACGATCATTCGACCGAGCCAGAGGGCTACTCGTCACTGGTGCAATATTTGAGCCCACGATGAGTGCTGCCCTGAGAGCAACAATAGACCTGCTCCCCGGCGTAGTCATAGTCATGCAGGTCCAGGCAGGAGAGGGAAAAGGAGAGGTCCTCAGTGAGAACAACATTCTCACAGAGGGTCTGACCTATCCCTCCAGTTCAGGATACCCAACCCTGGACTGGGTCCTGAGCCTCTATGACGATGGAAAGAAGTCAGTGATGCCCGAGATATTTCCCACCATCCTGGTGGACTGCTCCTGGAAGGAGAGAGTCAGAGCCTACAAAATCATGGAGCGCAATGGACATCCGTCCATTATGCTCGATGACACGGTCTCAGCTCCCCCCGCCGTCATGCCCCAGCGCGACCTGGCCTTCGCCAAGGTCCAGCGAGTGGAGCAGAACTTCGGCGAAACCCGAAAGCAGCCCCTACAAGACATGAGTGACTATCTCGCACACCACATTGAGGGCGACACAGTCCTGGCGAGCAAGATCCCGCTGACAGTGACGTCCTCCGCTGTAAAGACCGAGCACGTAGGTCCCACCGTAAATCTAGAAACGTCAACGGATGTCAGTGTGTATGCATCCGATCTTCTCGCGTCCCTCAATGGAACCCGAGACAACGTTGTCATCCCCCCCTTCGTGGATGGAGAGCCCGCCGCCCAGTACATGAACAACTTCACAACTGGAAACGGACTCAGAGCTCTCTACTCTCTCAGAAGAGGAAAGGACGGACACAACACTGTCTCCATGTCCATTGTCTCCCAGGATGGAAATCCATTCATAGGGGGACACATGGGAAGCGCAAGTGGCCTCGCACGACTTCAGTTCCTCCGTGACACTCTCACAACGAGACTCATGGAGGCACTTCTCGCGTGGAGGCTGATTGCCAGCGAGAACAGCATACCCCACATCCGAGCCCCTCCGCCCCCAGCAACCAACCCGTTCCTGGAGGCCGACAGGCACAGGCCCACACAAGGAAGAGTGATTCAGCCCACGCCCGACTCAGAGATGGAGCGCGTCCATCTCGAGCTCACAGGCGAATGGGGAGGAAATGTCGAAATAGCCCAAGAGCGCTCTCGAGCCGTTGCACCTCTGGTGAGCCTAACACCTCAGGCAAGAGAAGCTCTCATAAGTTCAATAAAACAACAATACAAAACACAGTACGAAAAACTGAGAGATCTAACAGGAAAGCAAAAAGCCAACGCGAAAATCAGTCTCAAAAGAAAAATAAAACACGCCATAGAAAAACATGAGAAAAACCACAATAATCCAGGATGCCACAAGAATGCATCCCGCTCCGTGTCCTCCGAGTGCACGGAGAGACAACCCACCCCGTCGACGAAACGGGAGAGGAAGCAGAGGAGGTCAGCAGCGGTCCGCGCCCGTGGCGGTGGCTCAGCCACAGAACCCACGGTCGTCGGGCTCCTGTCGACTATCTGGAACTGATCGTCTCGCACATCTCTCGGACATCTCGACTCTTAACGACACTCAAATTTTCCTTGACACTCCCATCACGTCCTCTTCACTTCCTCGTCTCGAGAAGGTCTCAGAGGCGTTTCAGCGTATAAAGTGGAACAGACTCGTCTTTCGAATAGTTCCCCAGGTCTCCACAGCCTCCTCAGGAGGCTATGTGGCCGCCTTCTTTCAGGACGTCTCTGACAGAGTCTCGGAGTCCCAATACGGACTCTCCAAACTCACCTCCCAACAGGGAGCCGCCACCAAAAAGTGGTGGGAGACAGCCACAATGAACGCTGCCACACCACCGGACCTGCTATACACCAGCTTCAATCCCGAGGAGCCCCGCACAGGCTCCCCCGGAAAGCTGGTAGTCGCATGTGACGGCAAAGCCTCCCAGAGAGGAGGCCTCACCGTGTATGTCGACTGGTCTGTGACGCTCATGACACCCTCCCTCGAGGGACCAGAAGAGGAGGAGGGGAAAATCCCCTCACTACAACTCCCTCTGTGGACCAAGTCTGGAACTCCAGGTGTCTTCGGCCATCCAAAGGCCGGAGACTGGAGTTCCCTGACTCAGGACGCCCGCAGAGTCCTTCCTGGAGTCCTTCCGGACTCCACCTTCCGCCTCTCCTCTCCCCGATACTTCTCGGACAACGTAAGCAACGCTCCCGGAAGTCTCGTGGGTTTTGCCAAGGTCTATGTTGACCCAAGCTTCAACATGTGGCCAAGCCACGAGGAGAAACGCAAGGTGGACTCCATCGCCTATGGTCACACTCTGCTGGCCACAAAAGGCGAAAACGTTGAGTTCATCGATAACGCCAAACTCAAGGTTTTTCGGAAGGGCTCGAGGTATCTATGTCACGTCCCGGCATGGATATCCTCGCAGCCAGACTGGAATCCACTCTCAGACCTCTCTTTCGAGGGGCCTTCAAGAGACTGGACACAGCCAACGACCATCTCTCCAAGCACACATCTCTGCTTGAAAAGATCGCCGGAGGGCTCAATGGAGTCATTAAGTCAGGAGATATCATCACTGCTGCAGGAGCAGCTGAAGGAATAGTTCCCGGACCCATCGACCTTCAGGTCGAGATCTGGAAACCCAGTCCGTTCTAAGTCGCCATGTCCCCCCAAAACATCCAAACAACTGTAAGGCCGGTGCCTTGCTCCACACCACACGTGGAGTGTTGGGTTCAAC